TATCATATCTTAATACAATAAGACAATCGCCTGAAATCAAGGCTGTACGCTTTGCAAACTCAGCCAAGCTATGAAGGTTTGTTTCATTTCTATAATCAGCATACTTACTATTTGCATATATATTCCAGTAATTCTCAATACTATTACTTTTCTCTTGTGCCTCTTCGTCTGTTATACCAATAATTTCTGATTCCGGTGTTGACTCTAAGTGTAATCCGGTATGTATTACGTTTGTTAGTATTCTACGAATGATACCACGTGCATAACTGTTTTCTCTGAATAATTGCAGGCTTCTTTTTCTTAATAGCGGATAATCTGTAATTCTGTAATCTTTTGTAATCCCGAATGAGCCGTCAAACTTATCACCATCGAAAATCTCTTGAAATAAATCGTTAAGGTAACCGCTTCCAGTGTAAGAAGCTTGTGGATTTGTGTTGACAGGTTTTACAGGTTCTGTCTTGAAAAGGTTTGTTATGTTATTCAAAAAACCCATAATTTACCACCTCGGACGCATTTGTACCGTGCTTGAACTTTCTGCCTGCTCTGATCCTGACTCTAATTCATTCAGTAATTCTAAATATTCTTTATATGCTGATTTCAAAGTCGCTAAGTCTAACCTTGTTACGCGCTGTTTCCCTTGCCCTGTGTCTAACTCATATGACTGATGATTACCAATAATCAAAGCTTCAATTGCGTTTTCTATTTCTATGATGATTGATTTTATCTTAACAATCCGGTCTTCATTGTATCCCATACCCAGATTATAGCACATTGTTAATAAGTTGTCAATAGTTTCTGTGAAAAAAATGTGAAAAAATTGTAAATAATTGTTGTTAATAACTTGTAAATGCTTTGTGAACTTGTAAATAAGTTACTTCGATATAAACTCGCCGTCTTCTGCAAGTTCAAAAAAAACATCCCAGTCAAGACCGTCAATATCAAGCTCATACTTACAAGTATATGTGGCAAGTATTTCTAATGCTGCAATATTATATACAGAAGTGTCGAATGCGTGATTGTCTCTTCCGGGAGTTGCAATCCATTTATATCTTTGTATCTTGTTAGTTGTTTTATTCTTAACCGCAACCATCTTTTCAGCTTCATATTGTCTAAAATATTCATCTGAAAAATCAGAAGGAAAGTTCATATACCACTTCGGTTGTTTTTCGTTAGGTCGCCATTCCATCGTAAAACTTGAACTTACACGGGTTTTTAAAAGACTTACCCCAATTTCAAAAGCAAGCTTTTCACTTTTCTGTAATACGGAACGGCTCATCTGCCTGAATGTCAAGTTGCCTCTTATCGTATCCGCACCCTTGATAGCATAGAATATTTCATTCTGTCGGCAAAATTGATATACTGTATCGGTATGTATCCCAGCCCCTGAATCTATTACACCAATTTGTATTTTATATTTCGCTCCATAGTCATCAAAAAAGATCTCATCTTTTAATTTTTCTAAGTCCCGCCATTGTAAAGCGGTAGGGTTTGACGTTTCACCGCCCGAATATTGCCTGAAATCTATTGTATAGCTTTGAAAGTCTTTTGTGTATCCCTTAATGTCAACAAATATTGAACTCTTTTGACAGTCTACACTTGCAATCAATAATAATATCTTGTTTCCTGTTTCTTTCTCGCATAACTTGTTCGGTATTCGTCCAGACTCATACATACGCCGATGAGTTGCAACCTTTTCAAATGTTAATTGTTCGCCCCTTTCTTCAAACGGTAACCCCTGCTTTGTGTTCCTGAACGACCTGTATTTCTCTACATCAAAAATACGTTGTTTCACAGGGTCATAACAATTAAGCCATTCTTCAACCATACCAGTGAAAGAAAAACTCAAGCTATACATAGCGTTTATATAGTAGCTTTCAATCCTATCTCGTTTCGGTTTCTCTTGACTTACCCATTCACCATCTTTTACAATCCGATGCTTTTCATAATTCTCAAACTCACCACCACACTTTTGACACTTGTATCTTACACTATCATAATCAAGTCTGCCTTCTTCATCTGTTTTATATATTATTCCGCCTGTATCACCCGTTTCTGTGTGTTCGCTTGATACATACCATTTTAACTCAATCATCTCGCCACACTTCGGGCAAGGTACGAAATATTTTTTCTGTGTCCCTTCGTTATATAATTTTTGTATCTTGCTTGTTTGCCTAATTAACGGTGTTGACAAGTATAATACTTTCCCAGTATCCTCATATGGAACTAATACACGGTTCTTTGCAAGGCTTATCGGATCACCTTCATTCTTAAGTTCAGTCATCATAGCATCAACTTCATCGATTAACATAACAGGGTATGACATACTCCTCAAATTGCCGGCGTTACCCGCTCCAACACCGTGCAAGAATCCCCCTGGGAATTCTTTTTCTGTTAGTTTGTCTCCCGTTCTTCTTGTGTTCGCACTTGTCTGTGCTTTAATCATATCACGAAAACCGCAACTGTCAATCATCTTATCAATTTTCATAAACGCTTTCTCAACCAGCTTATTGTCGGCGGTAACATAAAGAATCGGGCGGGGTGCGTTTCCCATATAGTAAGCAATTATACTTTCCAATAGTGCCGTCGTTGCCCCAATCTGGGCTGACTTCATCATCACTACTTCTCTTGTCGGGCTTAGTGGCGATAAGTGAAACAGCGGCTCTTTGAAATATGGAGTATAATCATAATCCATAAATCCTGGCTTTTTTGTAAGTTCGGGTGGTAAGTATCTTGTCTCTTGTATATAATCAACAGGATTTACAAATTCGGATTTTGTTACTATGTCATCAAGTAAGCTCTGCAGGAAGGTGTAATCTGTGATTATCGGATTGACTTTCAATATATGCCCTCTTCAACTTCATCAACGTCATAGAAAATACCTTTATCAATATTAATCGCAAACTGTCTTTCTGATATTGCACCTTGAGATTTTTCCCAACCTTGCAGCATTAACACACAATCGCAAAATCTTATAAAAGCCATATCAAGCTTAAGTATATCATAATATTCCAAATCGCCTATTGCGATACCTGTCATATCAGATACCATCGCTGCTATATCGTGCGGATTAATGCAGTAATGCCCCTTTTCCTTCAATCGTTTTTCAGTCTCAGCAAATGCATCATAATTATAATTTTCATAATTACTCATTGGTCCGGAAATATAAACAATCATTCTTTTTCCCCTTCTGTATTTCTTTGATACTCATATTTTTTTAATTCTTTTTTCATTGTCTTAATTGTATTATCTGCATATTTAGAAAAGTTTTTTTTCAGTAGTTCAGGTATTTTTATATGTGCTTCCCGTTCGTTATTCTTAACAAGTGGTATTATCTCAACTGCAACCGCTGTCGCAAAATCAAATAATTGCTGATTGTAATTATTAACATAGCTTATTAGATATTCAAAGAACGACCTTGGCAATAGTTCACCTCTTTTCATCTGTATATCAACATCAATTTTATGGCTGCTTAATAACTTATTCAATATGTCAACGTATGCCTTCAGCTTTGCAATATCACCGTGCTTTGTTACAAGCTCTCTTATTGTCATATTAAGATACTTTTCAGACAACCCCAATACGCTTGTCGGATCTGATCCATCTTCGCCTGGAGCTCTATAATCAAAACCACCGCCAGGAGCTTTTTTTATACTTGCAGGGTCAATGCTGTTTGATAGCAAGAAGTCTTGGAGTGCTTCGTTTTTTGTATCAAGATTATTTTTGTCTAACATTTTTTCACGACAAAGTTTAGAAATGTACGCTTGACTATTACCAGTCAGCCTTGCTATTTGTGCTTGAGTTAGTTTCATAACTTATATTATAATTCATTTTTTTTGTATTGTCAATATTTTTTTCTTAACTAACTAAAAACACACCACAGCGAGCGAGATCGGGGGTGGTGAAAAATATGTCCTTATTATGGGGTGGGTTATAAAGAAGTACCTTAGAGGCTAATACATTACTATGTTTAAACGAAATTTATTAAAAATAAAAATAAAAACAAATCTATCAATTATGTTTAATCAAACAATGTTATTCGCTTGTTAATATAGTCAATACCTTTCGGTGTGATATATGTTACACTTATTGTTTCACATGTTGGGATAGTTACAGGCTTTGTAACACATAATTCCATATCGATATATTTTTGGTAAGCAACTCTATTCTTGTTTATGATTCCTTTATCAATCAATAGTCTATTGAATGCTTGAGGCTTCATATTAAGCATCTTTGCAGCTATTCTTAATTCGTATAATCCGGTTGAGTCAATAAACTTGTCAAATGCTTCGACCTTTGGTTTATCCATCTCGATTTTCTTTTTAAGGTCTGTGATTAATGACAAGGCTCTTTCTTCAAGTGATAGCGGTTGTTTAAGTCTTCTTTCACATTCGATGAAATACTGTCGAGCCTGTTTTCCTTTATCGTTTCTTGCAAGCATACATAATTCTTTTGCCATTTCGATTGATATAATAAAATCAATTATTTCTTGTTTGTTTTGAGGGTGTACTTTTTGGTACGGGGTATAATCAATAGATTTTTTAAATCCATAATCTAAATATCTATTAAACCACTTACTAAATCTTTCAGTTAATTCTAAGAACTCGTGTAATTCCC